ATCTCCCAACCGGAATCATAATCGTCGTTGAGATAACCGCTAGAAATTAAATTGATGTAGGGAACACCTCTGGCCCAAATATAGTATTTTGGTATGTCAAGTCTCATCTGTTTTATCAAATGGAACCAAGAAGTATCAACAGTGAAAATCTCTTGGGCATTTTCTATAACACCCATCCAATCAAAAATTGTATCCCATCCGAAGGTAGTTACTCTTACTGTTTCATAATTAGCACTTTTTATTGGCAGACGGAAATCTCTTATGTTGGCTTGATCAAATAGCAAAGAATATTTGGCCTGTAAACCTAAAGTGTCTTCAAGTCTTTTTTCTCTGTCTCGATCTCTCTTGAAGCTAAAATGAGTGTATCTAGCTTCGTAAGGGACACCAAAAGCGGCATAAAACGTTTCGCACCAATGATTGTTTTTTGGGTGTAGTCCGTATGCATTGATACCCTGACTCTCCCATTTGTCAGTTCCCCAAAAAAAACATCGACGAGTATCCCACTTTTGTCCGTTCATTTTTTGAGGATTTTTGTAATGATTCTGGTATCTACGTATTGCCTTTCCCGCAGATTGAAAAGAGCTGGCAGGGCCTATTCCTAATACATTGACACTACTATCTTTGTATAGATGTCTTACATTAGACAGCTTTTTGCCTCCGGCCATCGCCACTAGATGCGACTCATCGAAATTTTTAGAGACGAAGTTAACCGCTCCGTTCATCAATATAAAATCACCAAGTCCGGAGTTGTGGCACATCAATGCTCCATGCATATGCTATCCTCCCCAACTAGTTCTTTTCCAGTGTGAAAGTGGAATGGCCTGACCTCTGGCTCCAGAACGAACCCAAAATACGTCGTTTCTATTTAGAAGGGCCGCAGTGTAAGACAATCCGCTCTTGCTCATCAACAAGACCTTAGCTGTTACTAACTCGTGAAACGTGGTGAACAAATCTATTTCTTGATCAGCAACCCAGTCTTTTGCAAGCTTAAAGGTTGTTCTGTCTTTTAAATCATTGGGCCAGTTATCTAATATGGACTCAAACTCTGAGAACTCTCCTTCGGAGTGTATTGCTATTTTATAGTCTGAAGGATACTCATTGGCTACATATTGTATAACTCTGTTGTACCACCAGTTCGGTAGATATCTTCTTTTCCTGTCTCCGCCTCGATGTAGCTGAACGTCGCCCCTTCTTATATGAACGACTATTTCCTCTTGTGCGTCTGTTGGCTTTGGGGCTGACCAGTAGTAAGATCTTATTTTCTCCAGAACCTCTTCACCATAAAAGGCATTGGGATTATTAAATACCTTCGCCTCAAACCTCTTTCGGACGTGTATCTTTTTTCCATGTCTGTTATCAGGTATGCCAACAAATTTGTTGACTTTTTGTACTGATTCTGGGGCAGTCCAGCCGTGAGAAATTGATGTAAACGGAGTATGTATATACCTATACTGACATCGCCAGCTAGAACTGTTTAGGCAGAAAGCAAGACCGGAAAGCTTTGCGTTGAACTGACAACCAAAACCATCGGTCTTGCCACTAATCGTATAATTTTTATATGCCATTCCTTAAAAACTTCCTAATCAAACCTAGTCTTACAGGTACTCTAGAGAGACATAAAGTCCGTAGTCCTCCTTTGAGCCTGTTGACAGTGGAGAGGCTGTTATTGCGACTGACCAAGTATGGTGAGTAGAAACGCCCGTTCCCCCGAAAGTCCTGTCAATAGGTGCTACGTTGGAAACCTTTGTGGTATCACTTCCATCCCCAAACTGGTAAGCGGTGCTTCCGCCAAAGTATGTCTGCTGATTGGATGTGGTGGTAATGTACTGTGTCCATTTTGGCCAAACCATTCCGGTGCCGCTAATGGTTTCGCTGTTCTGTAAAAACTTACCGCCAGAACCGGGGCTATCCACCAAAGGAACTACAATTCCAGTTCCACCAACGGTAGAATAAGAACCAGCAAGACCAACGGTTGCGAGCCTAGCATCGCCATTTACAACCGTATCTGAGCTTTTGCCATTATAAAAGGTAACAGCCGTACTGTTGGTATAGTAGTTTTTGCTGACCAACTCAGACGGCCAAGGCTCTCCCCACCAGAAGGCATCCCCACTACCGACAGCATCTGATGTTGACCCGTCAGCACCTTGATTATTAAATGTTGATCCATTAAAATTAATTATCTCAGCAACCTTGGTATTTACACCACTTGCTGGATGGTTTACGTTACTTCTGTCATAAATTCTTAATTGACAATTTTGTGCTTTAACCTCGGAAGTATGCCCAAATTCAATACCCAGTGTCCCCTGAAAGGTTTTGATACCGGAGAGTCCAATGTCTGTCGCAGTACCAAAGGCACCGCCTATATTACATTGACCACTAGGAAAGGTGTTGGCCTTATATTTGATATTTGATGCCTCATCCTGAAACGAACTACCACTAGAATTAGCAACTCTAGTGACACCCTGATACGCTCCAATTTGGACAGAAGAACCGGCAGTAGCCCCATAAAAGGCCAAACCAGAACCCGATAGCGTGTCTAGGGCAGCCGTTCCGTCGCTGTTTTTTAGTAGTTGAAACCTAATCTCTGCCATTTTTAAGTTCTCCTTGAATATAAATACTTACTATAGTATACACATAATGGATGTTTATTTGTTCTAAATTGGTGACTAACACTGAACACACGACGGCTGGCTTGCTCCTGTAGGATCAGGACACCCAACCCATATTGGCACCCACTCATAATTAAGCCTTACGCAGACAACGAATGTGCGACCTTGGGTGTGAGGTTCGGTAAGGCTTGGATCCCGATTGGCCACCCACACCGTCTCACCCAGTATACATGCGTCGAGAGAGCCAAAGGTGCTATTTCCGGGTAGTCTAAATACCTTCATCTGAAAGTATGTTGGCTGACAAGGATCGGTTGGAGCATCAATCTTGCCCGCAGCCACGCCACATATTATATGGGCACCGCCAGACCAAACCTTACGTTCATCGTCCCATTTTAAATCAACGGGACCACTTTTCCAGCCACCTCTATTACCGGGGACATCATCGTCTAATCCGTCAAGACCGCCCGGTACAGGCCTATCTGCGACATCGTATCCCCAGCCACTTAATATCAATGGCCCACGAAGACCGGTGGCCATGATGTTGGTAATTTGACCAGTTGTTTTTCTTATGTTTATATCTTCTCCGCCACCGACAGTAGCTGACCCATTGTTTCTCATGATCGCATAATCACAATCTTCAATCCACGTACTATTTAGAAGATTAGAAAAATACGGATCTAACTCTCCTCTGGTTGGGCCAACGTGACCACCCTGATTCGTTCCGTCTGCGTCAGAGGTAAATTGTACCTGTTCAAAACCAGAGCCAGCACCGCCACCACCACCATTTTTCACAACCTGAACCGGAGAAAATATTTGCTCCATAGAATTGCCACAGACGTTTTGTGGGTTGGTTGCAGCCATACCCGCAAGATCGCCTACCGCACCCATTCCGCTTGATACTGAAAAATCTGCCATTAGTTATTAAATCCTCCAAAATTCGCATTATTCGGGTTGTTTCTTCCGCCGCCACCCGGATTTCCTAGTCCTCTGTCATTAGCTTGAGCACCCGGCTTAAGTCCATGATTAATGGCACCAACATCAGGAGCCAACTTTTTCTTCTCTTGTGCAAAATCCATTTTCTCAAACTTAAATTTAGGGAAAGGTCTTTTTTCCACTTTAGACCTGTTTTTCTGTGCAAAGTTCCAACTAGCCTTATTGATTTTAGCTATTCTATCTACGTTGTACTTAGCGAGTTTACCAAAGTTTGGTGTCCATGTGTTGAACTTGTATGTGGTCTTAACCCCTCCGGTAGCATCAATGGAGACATCCATATTTGTAAGATATGGACCAGAAGCGGCGAATCTTTCTCCTATGGCACCCTCCGGTTTACCGACAGCCTCAATCATACCGGCTTCTGTTGGTGCGACCTCACCGGCTCCAGCAGTGGCAACTATGTTGCCCATGTTTTGCAAAGCACCATAGCCACCGTAGGTCTCTGGACGCATGGACTCGTCTCCTTGTACCTCAGCCTTACCTTCTGGGGAATATCGTCCAACAAGTGTGATCCAAGGCCCATAATTGTATCTATTGCTTTGCTGGGGTATTCCAAACTTGTGTGGTATGAGATTGTCTGGTGGGATTTGGAACTGTAAAACACCATTAAAACCGGGGGTCAGGTAGAACTCAGGCCTTATACTTATACCAAAGAAGTATGCGGCCATAACACTAAGCCCGAAGTCGGGAGTGGTTATAAAGTCGTAAGCCTTGACAACACCACCGGCCTTAAAGTTGGCAAACCACGTCCCGCCAGAATAATATTGCTCCTTATCGGGACTTCCTTTAGAGCTTACTATGAGTCCCCCAAATCCTCCTCCAACTTGGAATTGAGTGGATGGGCCACTTCTTCCGTTGGCATAATCGCTTCCTAGACCACTATAATCTGACCAACTGTTCTTGGGGTATGCGACCATAGACTTCTGTTTACCCTCACCGTCACGCATAGCTATATCATCAGCCAAAGGAAAGTTTACAAAAGCAGAGTCAGCTATTTCCCAAGCCTTTATCTGCTCAAAGTCTCCCGGTGGATTGTATACAGACTGTCTGAGCGTGGTTAACTCAGAAACAAGAGGAACCATAAATTCTTGACAATAAAAGTTATTTGCAACCTCTGAGACGCTTGAAAATATCGCATCATTTAGCTGACCAATAGCCTTGACAAACTGTTTTCTAGCTGGTCTAAAATGGGTCATTGCGGCATCATATACGCTTCCTCTTCCACGTGCCAGCAAGTTCAAAATATCTTTTGTGCCAGTAAAAGCCCCTGTCCAAGGACATGTAAACAAATTATTTGTGTTATATCCAAGTATATTCCTATTGGGTTCGACGCCAGCCATTGTTTCAAACGTTTTGTATATTTCCCAAACCTGCTTGCCGCCGAGTGCCATTCTTATTTCAAAAAGACTGGCCATGTACTGAAATCCTTCAAAGTCACCTTTGAGATTTAATCGAATCATTCCGGACGGATTGGCCCCCATTCCAGTGCCGTAGTTGCCTCCGTTTCCGTGAATCTGCATAGTAGTTCCAAAGGTCTTAAATTTACTAACACTAGGAGCACCTAGACTAGTAGGAAGAACACCCCAAACCGGAAAGGCACGCTCTACCCCAGCAACCTGATATCTGGTTCTTCTGCCGCCATACACCATTCTTTGTGTGGTAGCATCTGTAAGCTCTTCGCCAATACTGTAGCTCACCACTTTTGGGGGCGTGGCTGTTTTTGCGGCTTTCACCCAATCCGTAAGAGCACCGGGCGTAGGCTGCCTTGACTTATCTACGGTCATCACTTTTATAATGGGAAAAGTACTGCGAATTCCAGCAGGAGGATTCCAATCAAAATCGAAGCCGTGTGCAGCAATATCGTCAGACGCTATCGAGTTTCCCCAAAAAATGTGGCCACCTTCCGGTAGTCGTGCTAATCTTGCTGGCCGGATTGTTCGCAGGTCATAATAATAATCTACCTGAATAGCCTCGGCAATCTCGCCCATTAGACCATTAACACTTTGAACCGGACCTTTTACTCTATAGGAATCTTGATAGAAGCTCCATATGTCCTGAACACGATCCAACATTTCTTGGACATTGAGAGCATATTTAAACCCAGCAATGTTTATCGCACCGCTCAAAGGATGATCCTGCGGATGATCGTTTCTAGCTAGATCTTGTAGGGCAATCAAAGCTCTGTCAACCTCTAGTCCAGAACTATTAAAGTTTGAGTTACCAAAAAATCCTCCATAGAACGGATTTTCATAGTAGCCGAAGAGATTGTATACATTCTCTATGTTTCCATATACAACATTATTGCTTGAAATATTAGTGCTAAAGTTAAATTGATTTCCAGAGTTAACAAATAAATCTGTCGTGCCCATGAAATCTTCTAGTATTAACTGAACACCGTCCATGAACTTGGTTGGAGACTCTATTACAACATCATATTTTCTTCCACTACCAACGCTCTCGCTATAGGTATATCTTTGCAGAAAACCAGCCATGAACATTGTGCCATATTTAAAATAGACGGGAGTGCCTACCTTGGGCATGTTGAGAATCACATTGTTTTCTGGATCTTCAATGAGAGTAAATTGCATGGAACCCCCTTGACCTCCCCAGCCAATGCTGGTGGAAGCGTTTACAATATATGCCCCAAACATCATGATCGGGGAGGTTCCTGTATTGTTTGGCATTTTGTTCCGTTCCTAAAAATTATGGGGTGGGCGAAGGACCAAAGTCGCTCGTATCAGTCCCGACAGTTGCGTCAAATTCCACATAAACCCATTCCATAGAAAGACTATAGCTTCCGGTGCTTGGGCTCCAAGTTTCTGTTTTTTGTTGTTGATAACTGTTTGCCGGTTGATAGTTTGCAACTTGGCCTGCTGCGTTTGGCTTACTGGATCTATGATTTCTGGGCATTTGCAAGTCCAAACTAACAGAAACCCTTCTTTCTGGAGTCGTGGCCATGTCCTGAATCACTGGACCGTCTGCCTTCTCTAATACCGGTATAATAACAATTGTCTGGTTACTACCATCTATATTATCATAGGTTACATTTAAGCTTTCTGACACGGCGTTTGGAAAATTTATTACCGCATCATCATAAGCTACGGTATACGATATAGTACCATCTAGTTCGTTATGTGTTTCCGTCTGTGCTTTCGGCGTAGTTCTAAGGGTATAGCCGGTACTAAACGTATTGTAAAAATTGACTGCTGAATTTGTAATTGCCGATTTGAGTGTGGCAAAACTTGTTTTTGCGTTTGTATACTTGTCGTGTGTGTTTGATGTCTCCGGATGTGTCAAGTCCATGCCCTGTACACTTACACTTACGTCCACAGTATTGAACTCCGCTGCCGGATCTTGGTTCATAGAAAATTCAACCGTGTGAGTAGCTGGGTATCTTGTGGCCGTCCAACTGTCGGTCACTGAATAAGAACCTGCTGCAATGGCCTGATTTCTTGTTCTGACCTGATTATATGCCACATAATTGGCAAGAGACACAGACAGATCAAGAGCTTCTCCTCTTTCGTCTACCAACAGAGTGGTTTGCGTTAACGGATTACCGTCTATAAGCCTATCTTCAACAAACTTCTTGGCCCGCTGATAGTGCATCTTGCTTGCTTCGTTTTGTATGGCGGCGGCTTGAGCGGATAGGGTTCTAGATATCGTATAGGTTTTATAGGCCGTTGTGCCGTCCTCCGAGGAATAGCCGTCTGAGGCACTTATGTCCCAAGTCTCATCAAAACTTTCTATCCAATATATCTCGCTGGCCCCTTTTCCTACTTCCGGTTTGTACTCTCCGGTATGGTCTCCGTCATAAGATTGGGCAGTAATGCTGTAGGGCATACTCTGTGTTCCCATACTCGCTTCGTCTTGATCTGGGAAATTAACACTAATAATCTTAGTGTGTTTAAACTGCATGTCGGTCTTTCCGCCGTATGAATCAATGTCCATCAGGCCCTGTTTGCCCTCAAGTAGAAACATTAGCTCGCTTTGTAAAGAAAAAATAGCTGCCTGTCGTGCCCCTTTAGTGAGGTGGCTAGCTTCAGCGGTAATCAATGCCGTACCGGTAATTGTTATTTCCCACAAGTTACCAAGAAACAAAGAGTCTTGTGTTCTTCTTGTTCTATTTATAGATACGTTCGGATAAGGCCCAGCAACACCGTTGGTGGGTTGGATATCTGTGCCGCCAAATGTAAATGTGTCGCCACCGCTTGGTGTAAATGTTATAGCCATATTTTATTCCCTATGAGTCATATCCTCTAACATAAAGCGTCAATGCTCCTGAATGAGGAGGCTTTATTGATAACGGTATATTGTTATTGATTAAATCCGCACCTCTAGTCATGGTGGTAAGATGACCACTTCCCATTCTGTGATTTATATATAAAGAGATGTTGTTTGAGCAATTAAAATCTTTGTCCATATAAAGATCCATTGATGAAGTTTGAAGATCTCTGCTTGAAATATGCAGGTTTACAGTATTGCCGCCCTTTTCTGTATTGTTATTTATAAAACCGGGAGCACTAACAGTTGATCCAGATGTGGCCAGTGTAGCGGCCTTGACTAATGTCGGAGCAAACCCAGAAGCAAAAAGGTTTGCAGTCGATATTCCGGAACCTATTTTGTGTGGAACAACGGTTAGCGGAAATGTCTGATCCTTGTATGTACCGTTAGTAGTAGAGGGAACAGCCAAGGTTGCGTAACCCTGATAATCAGCCGCTCCTCCTCCAGCACCCGCTACACCGTCTATGTAAAAATCTAAATTTCCACTAGCTACTCTGGTGCGACCAATTACAAGTGGTATTTCAGCCGCCGGATGAGGATGTATAGTCAATGGTGCAAAAAGCGTACTCCCAGAGGGGGCCATTGCAACAAGGGTCATAGTGCCGGTAAAGTCTGGTCCACCAGTTATACTGAGCGGAAAGAGATTGTTGGCTGGATTCGCAAGGTTGCTACCTCTACTAGGAAGGGCGGGAGGACTATTTATGCCCTCGTTACCGGGTCCCGGTACAGCGATGCCCCCAACGACACTGTCGTCTGTGGGATTATTTACGTTAAAAGCACCAGTAAGTACGCCCATTATCCTGCCCTGAAATCTTTGTTGAGTCTTGTATCTAGTTCCGACGATATTATTTCGGAAAGTCTTGGCGTTATAGCGTCGGCTATGACTTTCTTCAAATGGTCCGCGTTTTCCACCTTGAACGCCAAAGACATGTCTCCGGAGAAGTTGTGAGTCAGCGTCATTCCGCCCTGTATAGCATTTGCTAAGTTATTCATAGATTCAGTAAACGCCGAGAATTGGCTGACTACAGAATCTATAGACGATTGGAATGTGGCATTAAAATTATTTAGAACCTCTTGCAAGCCAGAAGGATCTAATATTATGGCGGCGGCTCCATCGTTCACTTCTCCACCATTCTGTTTATATTGAACTCCACCAACTAGTCCACCCCTAGCAAAACCGGGTACTCTACCTCTGTTTAACGAGGACATAAATCCAGTTCCATATTGTTGAACAGACCCCTTGCTCATGACAAATTCGCCCGGTGTCAACATGGCAGGAACAGTATCTGAACCGGCAACAGATCCACCAGTCGCCATCTTTACTATATTTTTATCTAATAGGTATTTAAGCTTACTCTCGTCTCCTCTTCCAAGACCTAAGTCCTTTATGGCATCTGCTTCCGCTTGTGCCTCTTCTTGAGCAGCAGCCTGTTGGTCTTTAGCGGCCTGACCTTTCATGCGGCCTATCAGAACCTTCCAAGGAAGAACTCTTGGGTCTTTCTGTTCTCCTTGATCTGGAGTACCTTCAAAGAGAGTTTTTACTTTGTCATAAAAACCCTGTGCTTCACTAGAGGCCTGTTTATTTCTGTTTGCTTCTGCTTTAATCTGCTTAAATATATTATTATATTCTACCGCAGGATTAAGTTTTAGTGCTCCACTTCTTTGTAGCAGACTTCCTGCAAACTTAGTGGCGGGACCATTCACTCCACCAATAGCCTTTGTCATGTTAGCTATGTCGTGAAAAAGCGAATCGCTTCTTCCTTGGTATATTTTTAGACCTTTTTTGACACTCTCAAATTCAGCCTTTGTGGGTGGCCAGTCTGTATCGACGGCAGCTACTTCTGCACTAAAATCAGCCGGTCTGAATGTGGTTGGCAATATTCCGCTTACAAATTTTGAGTCACGTATAGCCCTGTTTAGATTCTCTAACTGGATGCCCCCCTGCATATTGGAGGCGTTTATAACACCCTTTTTGGCTAAATCTTTTATATATGCGGCAGCCTTTCTGGCTTCTTTGTCATCCATACCAAAGCCGTCCTTCAGGGCACCTAGTATGTGTCCAGCCTTACCTCCTGACAGTTGTGATATAAAGGCTTGCTGTAATGCTCCTGATTCTGGCAAATTAACAACACCACCCATAGCACGATATATAGGACCACCCATACTCTTAGCAACAGAAGAAACATCCCCATTATTTAGAGCAGATAAAGTTCCTACGCCGATCTTGTCTACCGCAGACTTTCTGATTACAAACTCGCCGGGGGTTAGCATGGCTGGAACTGTGTCGGTCCCCTTTGGTTTGAATATGCTGTTCATTATTCCGCCGGTATTGCGATACTGAACCATTCCGCCTCTAGCCAGTCGTTGGTTGGGAGGCAGTGCGGCAACAGCATCTTTACCGGCCTCGTCTCTGATTTCTTTGAGAATCGGTGCGATAGTGGTCTTTAATGCCTCAGCAAATTTGTCCCCCATACTAAACATTTCGTTCTGATAGTTCGTGTCTTCGTCGCCTTCGTCTCTTTGCTTTTTGACAGACTCTACCGCCTTAGCAATAGCATCTAGTTTAGCTTGTTCTAGTCGAACAACTTGTTCGGCGGACGCACCTCCCTCTTTGGCCTTTTCGATTGCCGCATCCATGAGCCCACCGAGTGCCTTATTGACATTTTTTGCGATCTCGTCGTCGCTCATATCGTCTATTTCATCATTGTTACCGCTCTCAAGCTGGAAGCTACCCGACTCAACCTGAGCCGCCTCTGCAAAACGATCTCTTTGTACTTGAGTGGTTCCGTCTTCGGAAAGCCTATTTTGATTAAACTTGGCTATTGAGGTGTTAATCATTGCTTCGGCTTCACCGGCTGCTGTGCCCTGAATTGCCGTTCTCCTTGCATCCTGAGCGTCTGGATCTTGTAGATCACTCAGCTTGAGCGTAGCCGCTTCAAGATTCTTAGTGGCTGTTGCAAGATTGGCTACTTCTGTTTTCAGTGCTTGCTCCGCAGCAGCTAAATCAGTTTCAGCTTGAGCAAGAGCTTGAGCAAGTTCTTTGTCTTTCTGGGCGTTTTCTTTGTCTTGCTTGGCTTCTTCTGGGGTGCCTTGCATTGCAGCCGCAGTATCTGTCTTCATGTCATCTTTGGTGTTCTGAGCAATTTGCTCTAAGTATTTGACCTGATTTTTAGCGTCTTCCGCCAATGCCGCAGCAGCAGCCTCTTCCTGTACAGCCAGAGCTTCAAGCTTCTGAACCATTTGCTCTTCGGCTGACCCAGCAGCAACCTGCTCTCCAACCTTCTTGGCTATCGCTGGATCCATTCCCATTCGTATAGCCTCGTCTTCAGCAAACTTTGCTTTGAGTTCTCGTCCCGTTTCACCACCGGGGCCTATTCTAACATCACTAAGCTGATCTAGTAGACCTCCAACTTGTGCTCTTTGTTGCTCTGTTGCACCCTGAATACCGCCCTGTGCCATGGCTTGATTTAGAGTGGCATAAGATTGTCCCATGTCGAACCGCTGCTGATCAGAGCCAAAGGCGAACTTCTCAACCTGATTTCCAATCTGCTTTCTTTCTTTTCTTAGCTGGTTGAGTTGTGCTTCTATGTCTGCGGCTTTTGCACTTTGATCAGCCAATCTTTCAAGTTCTCCTCTTACCCTATTAGCAGCCGCACCAGCTTCATTAGCCTGTTGAGTAAACTTAGCTGCACCTTCAGAGTCTCCAGCAGCCGCAGCGTCTCTTGCGTTTTGTTCAGCCCGCTTTGCTTCTGCGTCCAGTTTCTTTAACGCATCACGGTTAGCACCAACGTTTCCGGCTCTTGCACCGGCGTCTCTAGCACGTCTACCCAGAGCCTCATCACCAACTAAATTTCTATCTCTTTCCCTTCTGTCAGCATCATCACTAAGGCTCTGTAATGTTGGAGTTCCACCTCTTGCCTTTGCTACTCTTTCTCGGCCCTTAGCCGCAACGGAAGCCTGTCTAGCCACAGCATCGGCATATCTGCCCTGAGCGTCAATGATTAAATTGTTGATCTGCTGAAGTTTTTGCAGGTATTGGTTTTGTACTTCTACTGCTCTTTGTAAAGCTTCTAGGTCAGCACCAGCAACTTCCTCTATGTCACCAATAAGCTCCTCAACCTGTTCAAACGTGAGCCTGTCGGTCCCGCTTTCTTTCAGCATTTCATCTATTTTTCGCTGTATATCTGCACCCAGATTAAGCTTTGAGATATCTACTCCAGCAATGCTAGCATTGATCTTATCAAACAGCTCTTCCGCCTGAATTCCCCTACCCTTTGTGAGGTCTTGCTGATAGCCCTCAAGTATCTCTGGTATATTGTTAACAAGCTCTTGGGCGACCTTGACTCTCGCTCCTATTCTCTCGGTACGATCTAATATGGCTTGCTCATTTGGGTCTTTAGCGACACCGGGCGAAGTCTGCTCAATACCAAAATTGATAGCATTCATTCCCTTTTGGACCGCAGATTCTAGCACATCTGGTGTAACACCCTGAAGACCCTGACTCAAAGCATCAGAGTTTATTTCAACACTAATTTTTCCGCCTGTGGTAACGTCTCCAGCGTTCTCTATTTGAGCGAAATTAGCGGCAGTAGCGGTGGCTCCCATGAGCATGCTGTTGAAGCCTCTTATGACTCTCTGCGAATCTTGCAACGCACGCCTTTTGGCTCTTTCTTCAACAATACTCCTTAGATTTTCCGCCGTCATCCTCTTTCTGGCGGTTATGTTTTCCTGCATCTGTTTGTTTAGCTTTGCTTGGCTGACCGCTATTTCTGCGTTTCTTTTTGCTATGAGACCCTGTTTGAGATCCAAATCACCAGCGTCATCAGCCTCTTGAATATCTCCTTCAAAACGCTTCTTGATTATATCGTCAATTTGCTTCTGGGCTAACGCCAACTTGTTCGGAAGACCCGAAGCCTGAACTGCGGCATCATTCATAAAGGCGGTAACGTCGTTAATACCGTCTAAAGCCGCTGGATCGGCCTCAAACATTTCGCTCATGCTTTCGTTTACGGCTGCCAGCATTTGCTGTCTCAACTGACTTTCCTGCTGGAACAGTTTGTTAAGCAGGTCATTATTAGCTTTTCTAGCCTCTTCTTCTTGCTTGGCAAGCTCTTTAAAGTTGGCTACTTGGTCTTGCGTGTCAGCATCCAGAGGTTCGCCACCTTCTTTTACTCTGCCCTCGTCTGTTAACAAACCCTTCTCTCTAAGTAGATTCTCAAGTTCGACTCTTTTCTTAGTAGAGGTTTCAATTCTATCGGCATTATCATCATAAGTCGAGCTTAAAGCTTGAACTCCATTACTTAGTAGAGATAACGACGCAGCAGCAGATAAAGAGTTATCTTTGGCTGTCTGCATAGCCTTGTCAAACTTATCTATCCCGCTCTTTGCTCTAAAAGTACTTCTAGCGTAACCACCAGAAACTTCTGCAAGAAGAGCTTGTTCTTTTGCTAGTTTTCGAGCCTCTTCCTCGGCATCGCCAGTAAAAAACGCCCACGCTACTCCAGCAGCGGCGGCAGCTCCGGCTAGACCTATAAGTGCAAGACCAACAACGTTACCAACCACCGGAATTGCCTGCAATGCACCTCCGGCTATTAAAAGACCTGTAGTAACAGCGGCAAGACTTCCTACAACAGCGGCAGATCCAGCGACTATATTGGCGTTGGATTGCCCAACTTTTTCATTTACGGCAATATTCATTTCGGCACCGGCTGCCTCCTGTCTGGCCGCAACAAATTTTTCCTCGCTGGCACCGCCCTGTGGGCCTCCAATTTTTTCTAGCTCTGCGTCTCCAACTTTATTTGCCGCCTCTAGCTGTTGTTTGAAACGTTCGGTCGCCATTGCGGTTTGTGCCATGATCGCCGTATAAGCCACCCCAGCAACAGCAAGAGAAGCCGTAACGCCAGCCAATATGCCTGTTCCAACTCCACCGCCCATTCCGCTTTTTATCTTGCTCCCTATGCCCCCTTTTCCTTTGCCGCCCTTTGGAGCTTTTGGGGTCTTCTTGCCCATGTCTAAGTCGTCAGTTATATCGCTCCCACCTTCGCCCGGGCTAATCTTGTTAAGCTCATGAGCCGCTTTCAAGGCCGCTTTACCTAATATAGCGGCTGCCCCAGCAGCGGCAGCGGCCTGTACTGTGTTTTCACCTACCGCAACGGCATTGGCTGCTCTAGCGGCTTTTTCTGCAAGCATACTAGTTACACTAGCAACAACCTGTAATCCCAAACTGGCTATTTCAGCACCTATAGCCAAATAACTAGTGACAACATTTAGACCCGCTTGGTAAACCTTTTTTGTGCCTTCATCCAGATTACCCATACTTTGTATAAGAGTACCAGCTATCATGGTCAAGCCAACAGCAGCACCACTAACACCAGAAAGAGCACCAGAAGCTTTGTTTAACTTGCTGCTAAAGCTTCTCATTCTTGTTTCTTGTGCCTTATAGTGACCAATCAGCTTTTTCTGTGCTTCTTGTTGCTTCTTGATCAACTGGGGACTTGGGCCACCGCCACCGCCGCCTCCACCACCGGTTCTTCCAGACGCAGTTGGTGCGGCTTTTCTTTTTTGTGCTAATTCTGCACTGGCCTTCTCAAGCTCTTTTTCTGTTATCGCACCCGAAGCATAAGCCTCTTTAAGTTTTTGCGATTCCGCCTCGATCTCTTCTTGAAACTTTGTACCAGCCTCCAGTGCCTGAGCATAGGCTATTTGTTCATCAATACCGTTATTCAATGCCATGCGGTATTCCATAGCGGCCTTTTGGCCCGCTCTTGTCTCTTCACCAAGTGCGTCAAATTCTGCTGACAAGGCATCTGCTCTTGCGGATACTTCGGCCATCTCGTCGCCAGAAAACATACTGAGAGCACCCTTATCGCTATCATCTATGCCTCCAGCACCAGCGGCTCCCGAAGGTTTCTTACCGGTTCTTTGTGCTCCCGGTCCAGCCGATGTAATATCACGGTGTGCAGCAAGCATAGCTTGATCCAAGAGTTCGGCTTCATCCGCGACAGAATCCACACTTCTAGCAAACTTAACCAAAGCTGCACGTTGAGCTTCTGGATCTAAGTTCATTCGATCTAGTTCTGATGTGATAGCATCAAAAGCGGCGGCGTTCTTTTTTGCAGCAGCGTTAACTAGTGCCAAGTCTTTTATGGACGTTAGCCCAAAATCACCCGACTCCACCGAGCCACCGTTTGCAAAACTTTGAATACCAACCGCACCACCTTTATTGAATTTAGCGACCCCAGTTTTGTTCATCTTATGTAGGTTGGTGTATCCAATACTTTGTGCCGCCGACTTATTTATAACATACTCACCGGGCGTCAATAGTGAAGGAACGCTGTCTCTGCCCGATACGCTTCCACCTGTGGCTTTTTTGGATGGTCTCAGTTGTGACCCAAGATCGCTAGCGGCGGCTGAATAATTCTTGCCCGCTAATCCTAGCTCTCTTGCAACTTCTGTATTGCTTGCGTCTGCGGGAAGAGCAGCTATAGCTTGCCCTATCTTTTTATCAATCACTCCTTGAATTGAATTCAATGCCTCTTTTGTCTCAAAGTTTTCCACCTTCTTAGTGAAACTAGCAACATTGTCATTAGTAAACGAGGACTTTGCATCACCGGGATTACTGGCATATTTGGACAATCCAAACTGTTCCGCAAGACCGCTACCCAGTCCAGAAGGAAAGTCAAAGTCTTCACTAGCAGATCTGTCGTAAGGAGGGCTACTTCCAAAGCTAAGTAACGATGCCTCAAATAGATTTCCAACAACATTATCTATATTTGCAGTTTTAAGTATTTTGGCCTGATCCGGAATCGACCTACTTCCTAGTTCGCCCCCAATTTGTGCTGTGGCGGACTGCACTGTGTCTCTAACGCCCTCTAGAATTGTCTCTTCCATACCAAGGGCTATAGTAGGCTCTAGCGAGCCAGCCGCTAACATAAACCCACTCTCAACACCCTGAGTAGCGTTGATCATTTCTTTTACTTCAGCGTTTAGTTCCTTTACGACCGAATTAGCATTCTTTTTCTTGGCGGCTGTCTTTAGGGCGGCGATCCTCTCGTTAGCGTTAATTGATGCACCTATAGCACCCTTGCCTAATTTACCCATGACCTGCTTGTCTCTTCCTTCAGGTCTTAGGAAGGCACCGGTATAGGTGTTCATTTCTCCAGATTCTAGCTTGGCTTTGATATCGTCCGATAGTTCTTCAACAAGACGAACAGAGGCACCTTCTGAACCCTTTCCCTTGATGCCCTTCACGTTCTTAAACGCTCTTCTGTTTGCCGATAACTCTTCTCTGATTTCTGCTCCATCGTTAAATCTGTTTTCATTCATTGCATGAAGTTGAGCGGCACCCAGCTTAGCAGCACTACTCTTTTTGATAACAAATTCGCCGGGAGTAAGCATTGCGGGAACAGTGTCTCTGTTTCCAGTACCCGGAACAAAACCACCTCTGGCAAACTTAGAAACGCTGCCGCCACCACCACCGCCACCAAATAGACTTACTAAACCGGGAGCCAAGTTCTTGCCCAACTTGATTGCCGCAACAGAGGTTAATAGAGGTAACACGTTCTCCAGAGACGAGGCAAAACTTAAAAACGCATCCGCTAGTGACAATACTGTCTTAGCAATGGATTGAAATGTATCGCTGCCTGTAAACTTACGCATAAGAGCATCGAAGGATTCTGCGACCTTCTGGAATTGAACTGCTAGCGACTGCTGTGCGGTTTGTGCGTCTTTAGATGTTGACCCCATAGAGTTGTTGGCGACGGCCAAGGCCTGTTCAGCAACAGCATATTGTTTGATAAGAGGAATAACTTTACCGATCTGACGAAAACCACCAAGCTGCTCGACGATTTCATTAAATCTAACGTCTTTTGGGTCTAATCCAGCCAAGCCAGCGGCTAGGGCTTCGACAGCTTTCAATGGACCGACAAACTTGCCCTCGGCATCAGAAAGGCTTATACCCAGTTGTTCTAAGGCGTCTATAGTTTCAGTACGCTGCAACCTAGTAAAGATAGTTCTAAAACCGGTTGCAATCGTCTCCGCAGACTCACGAGTAGTTTGTCTAACAGAAGTGAACAATGCGATAAGCTCGTTTAGATTACCACCGGCGGCTTGGAACACACCACCGGTACGCCTGATAGCACCAATAAGGTCCGCAGACTCAACAGCAAAGTTCTTAGAGACAGCATTGATGGCGTCGAGAGAAGCCTCAAGAAATCTGATGTCTTGTCCTGTCTTTGCTGCCTCTCTACCAAACTGATTGAGGATAGCAATAGCACCTTCGGTGGTATCTATAATGTTGTCAAAACTAGGAGCTAGGGTAGTGTTAGCTAACACTTCCATGGCCTGTTTTGTTTTTAGGGCACTTAGACCGGCTTGAGATAAAACTCTAGCGGTTTCCAATAGACTAGCGTTGGCTACCCCCATTGTTGTAGATATTCGTGTAACTTCGTCAGATAGGCCCTTAAGCTCTTTAACAGATTTGCCAGTAACCTGAGAGATCTTAACCATCTCTCTTTCAAACTCTATTGCTGCACCAACAGAATTTTTGATGGCTCTGGCCATGCCTATAAAGGCACCCGTAGCAACAGTTATAACACTGAACCTACGGGCAGCCTCTGCAATATTCCTATTGAGAAGGTTCATACTCTTGGCAGAGTTCTTGGCGGTTTTGTCCACAGACTGCAATTGACCATTTATAGCAGCCAGACTTTTAGCGTTGCTCTGCACGTTTACTGTTGTAGTGACGTTGCCGAGCTGACTTTTTATCTGGTTTGCTACTTGGCTAACATTGGTTGGTGCCTGTAACTGAATCTGTGCCGTTAAGTTGAAACCTGCCATTTTTGCCTTCTTAATAGTTTTACGTAAGAAAAATGCTAGTTTTTTCCTACAATGCCATCCCTACATTTATTACACAATTATTAGGCTTCTGTGTCAGTTTCTGCCTTAGTAGTTTTTCTCCTTCTTTTAGGCTTTTCTTCCACGGTCTCTTCCGCTACCTCTTCTTCGGTAGCATCGGCAGCTTCGGGCTCTTCAACGGCAACCTTTGGAGGCTCTACAGGCTGACCTTTGTCGTCTAAGAATGGCTTTCTCGCTTCGGTTCCAACCTTTTCCCAAGAAATATTACCATCTTCGTCTTCGACTTCGACAAGTTCTTCGCCATCCCTGTTGACGTAATAACGCTTATCAATGTCCTGATCTTTCTGGGCCTTCTTGGTTTTGTAGGCAACATAACGACCCTCTTCGCTAATTAGTCTACCTTCTGAATCAACTAAGTGCCCCTCTTCGTTGACAAGACGTAGATCCTCATCGACAAATTCAAACTCCTTCAGAAACTTGTTTTCTGTTAGTTTGGTGTCATAATCTGGATCAAGACCATAAATCATATTCGCTAGTTGACCAGCAGCCTCCATAACCCAAGGCTGATCTGCGGATTTATCGTAGTCATCTTGTGTTGGAAAATAAGGCTCTCTAGTGTTTGGGTTAAGCATACAAAGTCTAACAAGTTCTGCAAACCTAGCATTATCTGCCTGTCCCTCTGCTGAGTTTTGGTCAAGCGTATTTCTTTCAGACAAGAAGTCTCTGAACTGAGCCCTGACAGTTCTAAGTTCCAGTGCTATAGCTTTGGCCTCTGATAAACGAATACCACCACCCTTAAGAGTCGTTTCCATTTCGGTTATCTTTTGTACGTATGCATCGTTTTGTTTTTGTTTTTCTTCGTTCCAGATTCCTTGTGCTTCCATGTAATCAGAAAGTTTTTGTCTCAAAAGAGCACCAGAGTCAAGTGCCTTTCTAAAGGCTTTGTTATACTCGACCTGAGAGTCTCTATACTCTTGAGCACTAGCCGTTTTAAGCATAACTTTGACTTCGTTTCCATCTTTATCTTCGCTTGAAATAATTACATTATCCGTCATTTTTTTCTCCTAAGTTTCTATTGGGTTGACCGGGTTCTTTAACCGGCAAGTTTATGTAATGTTTTTTTCTGTTGATATCATAGTTACTAAATTCTATTTCCAGATTTCTTATCTGGGTGTTTCCTCTATCTAGTATTTTAGCTCTGGCTTCTTCATATATCTCCTTTAAGTGTCTTTGTTCCTCTGTTAACTCAGTGTCCCCATCTGGATCAAAACCCCACAAAAATCCAAAACCCTCTTCTATAGTAGATAAGGCACCTATCATCGTTGTCTGTATTTTCTTTTTAGACGACTTAAACAGTGTCTCTCTAGATACCTCTTTCTTTCTCTCTTCCCGCATCTTTTTAAGGTCTAAAGATTTTTGCAGAAAGGAGTTGTAGTCTTGGTTCTGATTCATCTCATATTATCTCCTGTTCATATTTCCCATCGCAGCTTTTGTTGAAGCCACTCTTGCTATACTAATATCCTGTTGCATGTCGGGCAGATCTCTGATGTGAACCAGATCTCCGCTGGCATTTTGTATTGTGTTCTGTCTATTTATGATTGTTGATCTGGCAAAAGGATCATTTAGGTCGAAAATTTCATTGGCCTGTTCTTGGTCTTGGGCCATTAGGAATATCTCTTGTGAGTTCTTGATCTTTTCGTTTCCAGACAGCATATCATCAATCTCTCTTTGTTTCTTGTCTTTTTCATATTTTCTTCTCTGTAATATGAACCAGCCGTCTAAACAATCGTCATCCTCTATTGCTTTCTCTTTAGGTGCGTCTGGGCTTTCGTACACATTATCATACATTGACGAGTATTGGCATACCGCTAGCTGATTTGCATCCAAGCACGAAGAAGGTTTACCAAAAACGTCTCCCCTTTTCTTAGACGATGTCCACATAGAACGGAAAGGTTGAGATCTAGCTATCTTTCTGAAAGTGGCCGTATCAATAACGTGCTCACCATATATATCCATAATTCTAGATATAGAAACCTTTTTAAAATCAAACAAAGAGCCGTCTTCGTTTTTTGTTGTTTTAGAAATTATCCAGCTCTTTCTGGCGAAATTAGCAATCCCCTTGCAAGTAACATGATTTAACTGTTTCTTTTTGTGGATAGCTTGCCCTAGAAGATGCTCTGTGTGTCTCAGTTGCCGTTTTATTCCAAATAGCTTTTTGGCACTGTAGAAATTTTTAAAAGCTTGCACCTTTAATTCCTCTATCTTTTCCTCGTAATCCTTGGCGGCCTTCTCGTCGAGAGGACTCCACAGGTCATTATTTATCAATAGCTCAAGAATTTCTTCTTCTATGAACACACCACCAAAATACGCTTTATCGTAATACTGGTCGTATATATCGTAAGAAGCCTCTAATATTTCTTGGCTTGGTTCTTCTATAAATAAAACAAGATCGCCTAGCCTTATGCGTAGGCGACCCTGTATAATTCTGTTCAGAACTCTTTCGTAGTAAATATCATCCAAATTAAAATCCTAAGTCCTAAAGTTAAACTACATTAGCTACCGCCGTTAACGGTCAAGCTATTGAAGTTAGAGAAAGAGTAGCTAACCGTAGCGTTTCCACCACCGGTGTCTCCACCAGAGTAAGAAACAGATGCTAGCTTGTTCTTGGTTCCCAAGTTGAGAACCGTACCAGCAGTATCCTTGATCACGATCTCTTCATTAGAAAGGTTAGTACCGTTTCCAGAAACTGTCATCAAGTCACCAGAGGTAGCAATGATCTCGAATTCTGAGGTAACTTCGATTGGGAAAGTAGCATATCTTGTATAGGGGCTAAATCTTCCCAATTCCAAGATGTTTTCTTGACTCATGTCAGTACTCACACTGCAAGACTGCATGTGGAATCCGCCACCAAGTCCAGTTGCGTCATCACCCCTTTGCTCTTTGAGAATAGCGGGTAATGTAGAACCTTCAAGGTCAACGTTGTTACGACGAACAACACCAGACTTAGGAACATCAGATCCGCTGAATACAGAGGTATGGTTAGTAGCTCCCCATTTTGTACTTGCTGTTGTGCTGGTTTCGTTATTAACGGAGTTCCAGAATCTGTTGTTACCAACAAGGGTAACGGACTCAGTAGCACTTCCATCAACACTGTAACTATAAGATACAGAAGATGTATACATTCCAGAGTTCCAGCAGATATTTCTTGGAGCACCAGTAGCGTTGGAAACACCGTCATCATAAATAGCGAGATAAACATCACACTTATTTTTAGAGGCTGTAACGAGGTCAGTTTTACATGCCCCATTACTAGCCAAGTCAAAGATCAGCTTTTCACCGTCGATAACTTTTTCAAGAGTTACCTCGATATCGGCAACGTCTTCGATATTTTCATAGATATTAAGCTGTCCCATTTCAAAGACTTGGTCTAGAGTAAAGTTGGCTGACATGCCAACACTCTGCAAGCCCAAGACGACACCTCCGGAAGCAGGAGCTGCTCCCTCAGCGACGATACAGACAGCTTGACAAGCATAGAATATTCTTTGATTGCGAGCCATTTTTTATGTTCTCCTGTTAAAGTTTGTCCTCTGGTAAGGCCACTACTATATACACAAAAACGCTCTAAAAGGGTTTAACTTCAGTGGTGCAGCGAGCCGTTCCCATATATAAATCAGGCGAAAGCTCTACAATAGTAGACCCTCTAGAGTCGTGAATCCAGCATTTTCTACGATCCCAAGAGTGAAACTGAACAAGATTAGGGTAAAGACCACTGGGGATAGCATTGGGCCTTAATTCGTTCCTGTAATTAAACGGGGAAGCACCAGAAATAGCCACTTGAGTTGGATCAAATAGTGTCAACGATCTATCGTTTTGGGTTATGATGGTATCTACTATATTTGTACATTCCCAGTGATTTTCAGCCATCACATAAAAAACAACGTCACTATTAACCCATTGACCACCGCCCAAAGCATACGGCTTGACAGATGTAGCCGGAACAACCTCAATAGCAATAGCAGGAAGCTGAACTCTAGTTTGACCAAGCTTCATCCATCCACCAGAGCCCGAAACCTGAAAGTCCTCTTCGTTGCGAAAAGATCTTTGCTGTAACTGTTGGAACCAAGATATACCTTGTGCGGGAACAACTTGTACCCACTTATGGCTGTATTCAAGATGAACAGAACTGGTTGATGACAACGCTGAATCAAAAACAACTCTACCGTTGGGATAATCAACATAGAATGGTTTAGTAACATTACCCGTAGCGTAAAAAGTATTGTCTACATAGACGCCAGAAATGGTTATTGGTTGCTGAGTGGTGCCATCTATACCTGACTCCCAAACCCAGTTTTGTCGATAGCCCTCCCAGACCTGACCAGCCGTATAATTAGGAGAGTCCACTAGTCTTAGCTTGTGTCTGTCTCCACCATATATTCCAGACTGAGGCACGCTAATATTGTAAAACTGACCCGCGTCCAAAAACCCCCAATCATAAAAGGTTATGAAATTATCTATTAGGATATTTGAAAGCTTGGCATCTTGAGCGTTGCTTGTATATAAGAGCTTTGTATCGGGAGTTCCTACCATTTTTTATAATCCCTTTTTTAATATGTCTGTAATCTGAGAACCCGCCCTCTCTATGGCTCTTGTAATAAAATTATCGTTTGCAGTACCGGAAAAAGCACTATTTACTTTATATGGAGCGAATTTTTTTCTCATTCTGGCACCGCCAGATCTTCCATATGAACCAAACTCAACGCCAAAGTCTGCTATTAAAATTGTGTCCCCAGCAATAAGTAGCCAACGAAGCCAAGGTATACTGCCCCCGTCTATCTTCTGTTCTGCAAATGAGGACGTTAAAAGATTTGCAAAGTCAGAAGGCTGCATAGTAATAGTGATTCCACCCACAAGATTAGCATCAACCTTTTGAACCTCTATTTCAAGAGTATCTAAAACAGCGTTAACAATATCAAACGCAGGGTTATAAGTTAAACCAAACTCCGCCGCCAGTAGCCCGTTTTGAAGAGATACGATCTCAGGAGAACTTAAGAGTGCCGACTTAATTGGGGGAATAAGATTGCTTTTAATTTTGTTGGTAGACTTTAGTAGAGCTACATTAATATCCCTAGAGAGAGCCTTTTTTATTTCTTTCTCTATTGTCTTGTTTGACTCTATTATTTTTAGTCCAGTCTTAGCCATTCATTCTATTCCAAAAAGTTACAGCGTATTTTGTTGGGTTTTGCTTAAATCCTTGGGGGTATGATGGCCCACCTCTCTGATATCTAGCACTAGTATCGTAGTTTTGAATTCCGTCGTACTGGGGTATCATATACTTACATTTTTCTATTTTAGGTAGAATAGACATGTCGCAAATAGTCTGTACTGAACCGTCTGGTATCTCTAGTGGTATACCTATATTCACCCATGACTTTCTATCATAGTATATCCTGAGAGAAACGCTTTCCTTCGCCTCTACTGCCTTGTATCCCTTGCCTCCACAATACGGACAAGGCATACCCCTCTCAAACGGATATGGTCCTCCGGGCTTGTAAAAGCTAACAGATCTATTTCTTGTTCCCATAGTGTCAAGATAACAGTTGGGACACTGCTCTTTCTTTTCTGGGTACACCAAAACTGCTGGCCTAGTAAAAAGGTCAACAGCCTCGTTGTACGTATTAAATACTCCACTAGGGATACTTAAAGGCATTTTATACTATCCTATAGGTAAGGTGCCCATTAACGTTTCCAGCACTGTTGGTTAATTTAAGAGCCTCGCCCGCATTTGTAAATAGCGTGGTGTCTCCAATGTTTGAAGAAATACCACCATTGGCTGCAAGGGTCATTCCGCCTGAAAGAGAATTACTGTCGGACTTCCAAGTGACCGTAGTAGCCGAATCGGTGACTATGGTGTAACTTAGTACCTCTACCGATCTATTTGGAGTCGCGGCGACAAGTGTAGCCGTTGTTGCACCAACATTAATCGAAAGGGTCAATGCGTCATTATGAAACTTAGCTGAGTCTGCCGGTAAAGCCATCGTGTTCTGATTTATTCCTCCACTGACCAACTGCCCTTTATCGAAAGTTCCAGTATTTGAAGTAAAGGTTACTCCGCCGCCCTCGTTAAACGAGGTGCCTTTGATGTTTGCTGTAACAGCCATTTTATGTTCTCCTGATTAAGTTGTTTTTAATAATATCTACCATTGAAGCCATTATCGTTGTAGCCAACTCCCCAGCTAGCAGGACTGTATGGCCCAAGAATAGCGGTTCCGGCTGGCGTACCATCTCCACTTCCTTTTTCGTAGTTGTATTTTTTTAGTAGTTCGTCATACTTAGCACAAAAGTCTTTATACATTAGGTTTAAGCTAGAGGTAACTCCTCTTAGATCAATGGCAGATGGGCCGTCTTTGATAGATATTGCATTAGAAGACTCTGTTTTAACTTCGCTACCAAGTAATATGCACGCACTTTTGTATGTGGTCAATACATTAAAGTCGGTATCCACCTTTGATATAGGATCCGGAGAAATGGTCAAGGCATTCATATCAACGACATAATTATTGTTGAATGGGGCGTCGTTTATGACATTATATGCTCCAATCACCAAAACCTGCTGTAGTCTAGTGTCTGTATATTTTGCCGAATCTAAATCGCCTATAAGCGTTCTAAGCATCAGGACTAAATCTGTTGTCCAAGCCATATTGTTTTCCCCTTTTAAACCTATTACAGATTTTTAAATACTGTAAAATTATGAATGTCGCTATGGTAAACCGTTGTCGCATAGTTTACTTTTGCTTGAAGTTTCCAAGTTCCCGCAACCGCTAAGTCTCCAGCAACCGTTTGATATTTTATTTTTCCGTCAGTCCCATCGGTAAGAAATGAAGCGGTTTTTGTTACGGTGGTATCGTTTGGACCCATTAAAAGTAAATTTACCGAAGTGGTCGGAGCAAGATTAACAATGGTCCCGCCTTCTTTCACGGTAATGATAAAGTTTGTGCCAATGTCATTAACATGTATTTCATTTGCTGCCATGTTCTTACCCTAACCTAAATTAAATGTTATATTTTCTCGTATATTTATTTCCGCGTCAAAGTCCCTTGATGTGTCTATATTTGCGACAAAATCAGATCCTGTATTAATATACACAATAAAATCTACTGAAGACGCAATTCTGTCCATTCCGCCCCTAGCGGTCAATGAAGCCGAAGACGATAAGCTGGCTGCTCCAAATTGCCCAGTTCCACCTACCGCAACTATATTCGCTGAAGCGTCTAGTGAAGATGCTCCGTGTTTTACTCTTCCGGCAGATGCGGATATTGTGGCTGAGCCCTGAATAGAAGCACTTCCAAACTTATTTATCTTTCCTGATGGCGAGACACTTGCGTCAGCCGACAAAGAAGAGGAACCCTTTTTGATTACCGTTCCGCCCGCAGATACAGTTCCGGTACAGGAAATTGTGGCGGCTCCGTAGTCTACCAATCTACCGGCAGCCTCTAGAGAGGCAGAAGCTGAGATACTAGCTCCAGACCTCTTTACGGCTTTCGGATCGGCAGACATTGACGCTGTTGCAGAAAGAGACGACGCTCCCAATTTCTGGACTAATCCCGCAGAGACAACCGTGCCACTACAGGAGATTGAGGCGGCACCAAACTTTCTTACCGTGCCAACAGAGACAACAGATCCGCTAGCAGATAGTGTCGCCTGACCTCCCCTGATTATATTTGAGTCTGACGACATAGAGGCGGTGGCGTTGAGGGAAGCCTGTCCGTTGTGGGTGTCTCCAGTGGCGGCTTCCAAGGTCGCGGTTGCGGTTAAAGAGGCCGACCCAGACCTTTTTACAAAACCGGCGGAAGTTACGGTTGCAGAAGCAGACAGGGATGCGGAAGCAATATCTCTTTGTGTGCCCTCTGCTGCTACACTAGCAGTTGCAGACAAAGACGAAGCACCCGAACGTATAACATTTCCTGCTGAAGACACTGATCCGCTAGCAGACAGGGAAGATGCTCCATATTTAATTACACCGCCAGCGGAAACAATAGCTGCACTAGCAGTGATAGTAGCCGCACCTAACTTTGTTACAAAAGCAGACGAGGTCAGGGATGCCGAGGCCGATACGGATGACGATCCAGACGCTATTATGTTACCAGCAAAAGAAGCCGTAGCATTTGCGGATAAAGAAGATGCTCCATGCTTTACTCTACCTGCGGTAGAAGCAACGGACGCACTAGCGGATAAAGACGCTGAACCAGCACGAATGACATTTCCGGCAGCGGCTACAGAACCAGTCGCAGACAGTGACGCTGCACCATTGTGTGTGGTTCCACCATCAGATAGCGAGCTATAAGGGGCAGAGCTGTAAGAGCCTCCTGAGTAAGTCATATCACCCCCCTTAGTCTGGTATCGCTAAAGCCGCTTGTACTGTTATATTAGGATTCGTTGCATCAAATACTGAAAAGTCTACGTCGTAGTTTCTAATTCCGCTTATAGTCGTTTCCGAAGCTAATGCGGTTTGGGCAGATATAACTAGAGCTACTACGGTCTTTATCCATGTTAGTAGCTGATTGATGTATGCCAACCTATTGGTAAGTCCTGTGTTTCTAGCCTCTTCGGACAAAGCTAGAAAAAGCTCCCTTCTAAACGAGGGATAGTACTGTTCAATGTATTGGTTTGCTTGATAGGATATTACATCGTATCTAATAACTCTGGCTGGCTCTAGTAGATAAGTTTCTAGATCAGACATATATGTGGCCAAAGCGTTTTCTAAATCCGCTTGAGAAACGCCTTCAACATCTAGTCCTCCATCCCTATATACCGCCTGCTCCATAGTTGCTCCGGCGAGAGACACTATTGCCTTCATTGATTGGTCTGGTGAAACTGTCACAAAAGCCATTTATCTAATCTCCTGAACTTGTAAATATGGTCGCCCTTCATCACTTGAAACCAGTGTGACTTCACTACTGTTATCGTCTTGCCAAGCGTAAAGCGTGATTACATCATCAACAGCAAGCTCTTTTACAAAGAACGTAGCCGGAGCTGGTCTTTTATCTTCGTTGCCGCCACCACTCCAGTTGGCTGCTGTGCCCATCTTCCAATAACTGATAGATCCGCCGTCAGGAGTTATACCAACCTTGACGCAAGCTCCGGTAGAGGATGAGTCTAAGCTTACATATTTTATATACCCGCCTATTAGATAGGTTCCCGCTCTTTTGATTGTGATTTTATTATTGGCGTGGTCTGCATCAGCACCAATCTCTATAGTGTCTTCATTAAAAGTAATTTGTGTCCATGTCTCATTGCTAATCGTCTGCTGGGTGGTTTGTGTGACGACGGCCACATGACTTCTAAGCCCCTTATTAACGGTAGACCATATATAGTCGCCGGTAGTGTTTCTCCTGATGCATTGAAGCTCTATAAAATCCTCGTAACAGAAAAGCTTTTTGGTAGAAGACAACGAACCGCTCTCGGTTACAAAGTCAGTTGCACCCGAAGATATGGTCAGAACATTTGCGTCTGATGTGATTTTTTTAATTAAAAACTTGAGACCTGAATAGGCTTCTGCGGCAGTAGGCATAGTGACTGTAAACGCACCGCCACTAGTGTCGCACAATACAGTAGAGTCCGATTGAGTAACAGTATAGGTTGTCGTCTTGGTAACGACATCGGTTGATTCCATCCTAGATGGAGACGCACAAAACACATTATGTGTTCCAGCAGCTAAGTCAAGTTGGCTATTACTATTGGTGCTAGCTATAACTGTGGCTCTAGTAAGCGTGTCAGTACCGGCATCTGTTACCTTACCTATTCCAACTTCCCAGTTAGTGGTTCCGCCTTCTTCTATGACATAATAGGTCATATTACCATCACCAACACCAGCCACAAAAGTCTGGTATCCGGTTTCAGCACCACCGAGACTCAGTGTCCCAGTGCCGGTTGTGGTAGTGGTTTCTTTTACCCTATCTCCTACACGAAACTCTGTATTATCTGTCGCCGCAGCATCTGGGCACTCAAAAGCGGCGTAAGAAACGCTAGTAGTCTCGCCACCGCCAACAAAGTTTGTGCCTCTTTGAAACTCAAGAAGGAGATCAGTATAGTCGGTTATACTATTAGCCTCAGCGGAGGAGAGCGTAATAGTATATTCCGTGAAAGAGCCACTAAGAGAAGAATTAGTAGCCGTTGCTATCGTGGTGCTGCCCTGCTTCAAAGTTACAGTGAGGGTAGGGATACCATAAAAGCCGCTGGGATCAGTACCTTTTGCTCTATATACCACCTTGTGATCAGACGCACTAGTGGGGTCGGTGACACCACTAAGCTCAACACGCATAGTATCGGTTGAGCCAAAGTCATCTGTAGAAATACAGAAATCACTGTCGCTGGGAGTACTTTCATCTATACTCTGGTAGAGATTTGAACCACTACCAGACTCATTTTCCCAGTTTCCAGCAACACTGTCTGCGTCAGGGCGTGCATATTGTGTCATTACCTAAAACCTTATTTAAAAATTAAGCGAAGGTAATGTCAAGATCACCTGCCGAGATAACGAACTGGTCTCCATTTTCCACTATTTTAGGCGTAGTAAGGGCACCGTAAAGTATTACGTTGCCACCAGATGAAGCGTCGGCTAAAAATAACCCGCTAACATATCCCCAGTCGCCAGTGGCGGTAGTGAAGGAGATGTTATTCTCATTGTCCGTGTGGCCATTAGTACCTCCGGCACTCCAGTTAGCGTCTCCTTTAACACTGACCCTAGCATAGCTACCACCAGAAAGCTCGCCAGTCAATGTTCCGGCTTCTAGCTCTGCTGCGTCGAATGCTCCAGCTAGTCCAACGTACATGTTTGCTGGTGCAGAAAAGGCTGTATCTCTAAGGAGGTGATCAATTAACTTGTTTTCTAAATAGTTTGACATTGCAGTCATGGCTTATTGCTCCTTGTTATTTTATTAAGTGTGATGCATCCACACCATAGTATACACAAAATACGAAAAAAGCCGCCCCAATATTGAAGCGGCTTTTCCCGTTTAGGTCATCAACCAGTCATTCTTAGAATGATCCAGCGATAATTCTTCGGTTGTCAAGAACACCAAATCCGAGTTCGGCCCATCCATAGTAGCCTTGTCGTTGGTGACGATGAAGAGCTTCGTCTTCAAAGATCTCAACTTCCTTCTTGACAGGCATTACAAAGCTGTCGCTTGCACCCTGATCAAGACCGATGACCAATTCAACATCGCCAGTAGCCAATGAGCCACCAAGGTCGTTATCGAAGTACTCTTGGTATTCCTGACTGTCACCGAATTCAAAGATGTCATGAAGATTGACACCAAAGATTCGAGTCAAAGGACCACCATCATCAGCAGCGGTGTAGATTTCACGTCGTGAAACTTCATCAAGCTGATCTACGCCCCAGTTACGAATATCTTCGATAGCTTCTGGAGACAAGTAAAGATCCGTCAAGCGGCCCGGAGCAGTAACACTGTTACCACCACCGTTTCGACGCATAACGGTTTTCATGAGGCTGACCAATCGCTTAGTGAACTGACCAGCAGCAGCATCTGCATCGTAAACCAAGATATTACGGTCAACGGCAGCAGCCAAAAGTGTGTGCCAACCATCGTCGTTGATCTTCTTGACAAAAGAAGCTTCAAGAACTTGCATAGCTCTTGCAACAACGTTCCAGTTAGCCTCACGAGCATACTTAAGCAAGAAGTCAATCGAGCTTGTGATGCCGTAAGTATTGATCATAACGTAGTCACCTTCGACGTGTCGTTCTGGAATACGTCCGTTGCCCGGATTAGTGAAAGCAACGTGATCAATTTCGGTACCGGGAGCCAAGAGGTCCAATGGGAACTCAGGGGTAGCACCGGGCTCTAGTGGCATAGCTTCGTAAATACCACCAACGATGTCACCGTAAGTAACACCTTTACGCAAAGGCAATTCTAATGCCTTAGCGATCTCTCGCTGTGCTTGGATAGCGACAGCTTTATCTGAATCACCGGAACGCTTAAGCAATTCGATGAATTCTGGGCTAGGTCTATCTTTAATTGACATTATTATGTTCTCCTTTTCTATGTTACTTTATAGGTTGGTATTAGGAAGGTTGATGTAAACTTTAGCATAGCCATTTTGGTCAACGCTAGAGAGGAATCTCCCAACGACGCGGCCCGAACCATCTGAATCGGCGTCATCGCTAGCGATGTCGGCAGGGCTAATATTACCACTGTGTCCCAAGAAAGCTGGGTTTCCAGCAGCAGGGGAACCTTCCAGAGAGTTGGTTACAACCCATCCTTTGGTAAGCAAAGTTACTTTGCCACCCTTTTGTACTTCGTCTTTGTGCTGGTTAATGTGTTGACGAGTCAAGTCAATATCAACTACGTCATTAACCAAAAGACCCACAGGGATTTTACCGGATGGATCGGCTGCATAAACTACTTTAGCCGCCCCATTATCCATAGATGCACCAGAACCTCCAGTGCTTAAAACAGCAACACCACCCCGAGTTTGTGCTTCATTCATGAAGAACGAAATGTCGGTTGCTAGCGTGCTTCGGTCTGATTTAAGAGCCATTATGAAATCTCCTTTATTTTGAAATTACTTGTTGTTTGATTGTAAAACTGAACCAAGCCACTCACTAGCAACAGAACGAAGGTTTTCCGCAGGATCGTCTTCGCCCATCGCTTCTGCGATAGCAACTTCTTCTGTTTCCTCGGCCTGAGCCAAGGCTTCTTCGTCCACTTCAGCAACGTCTCGCTCTTCGTCGAGTTCAGCCATCTTTTTCATAGGCTTTGCTTCAGCGTCCTTTTCTTCGTCTTTGTCTTCGTCCTTTTTAGGAGGAAAAGGCTTAGCCTCATCCTTTTTCATTTCCGCTTTCTTTTTGACTGCTGCAAGTGCAACAACCTCAGCGAAAATTTCATCGTTGACAGACTCGAATTTTTCCACAGTAGCTGTGGCTTCTTCAGCATCAAACCCTGCTTCTGTAAGCTGGGCTACACGCTTCATAACGGCTTCTTTTTTGTACAGAACATCAAGCTCTTCTTGCTTAGAAGCAATAGCTTCTTCTTTTTCAGCAATGGTAGCTTCATGCTTTGTAACTTGTTCAGCCAAAACCTTATAAGCTTCTTCTTGCTCGGCAATCTTTGTGGACTGCTCTGCAATGGTTTCTTCAAGGTTAGTTAGTTTAGCATCGAATTCAGCTTGCTGCTCAGCAACAATCTTGTCTTCTAATGCTTTGTTAGCAGCCTTAGACTCTGCTAACTGCGATTGCAGATCAGTGATCTGCTTTTCGTAACTTTCAGACATATCGTTCTCCTTTAATGAAGATATAGTTAAAACTTGTGCCTTCGATTCATCAAATAAATCATTTCCTTCCAAAATTACACTTCGTGGGTTAGCTGGTTTTGAAACTAAGCCTTTACCAGAGAACGATAAGTTTCTTAACAATCGGCCCACTCTGTAATCTTCGTAAATTCCGTCTCCTCCATATGATCTTAAGTGTTTTGTTAAAAAGGCGGAAGCCTCATTTCTTTTAACGATCTTGGTCTCTCCGTCCTTATTAGCTAAAGCGTAATCAAACTCAGGAAAAAGACACTCCATAGAAACGAACCACTTGCCCTCTTCTATTTCCGCCGTTATTTTTTTCATTCGTTCTCGCTGTTCGGCATCTGACCACTCAGTATATATAACAGCGGAAGTTACTATGTTAAATTGACTAGGTAAGCCATCTTGTTCGTCAACAACTTTTCCCTCAAAATCGACAACCTCGTTGGCCGTGATGTGACCAATTATGTCTTTCTCGTCGTGCATAAAATTAAAAGGTTTGTCCTCTGGGGTGTTTCTTGCTTCCCACATCTCTTTGGGATCAAAAACATCGTCATTCTTATTCCACCCAGTACTAACCAAGATAGACTTTAAATAGTATAAATCAAATTGATCTTGGTTCTCGGCAATCGCCAACTCGCTCCCTGCCTCGCTAGAGTCAAGGGCCTTCTTTAGATTTTCGATATCTTTTTCGGTAGGATTATAAGACTCTGCTAGAGCACAACATGCTATAGTATTATTAGCCGACAGAGCTTTTTCCAAACCGTCGTTTATCTCTTGTTGGTAAATTTTCATTTTTGAGTACTCCTCCGAGGGGTAATACACAAAAAACTAATTACAGTGATAAATCTTGGTTAAAAACAGGACATACCAGCATACACGGTGGCGTAGATATGTCTAGTTTCAAGAACGGTTGGCTTCCTGTTATTTATAGAAGAGAAGCTTTTTATGTTTTCCTCGACCCTATCACTGAATTGTGAGCTAGGTTTTGTTCCCGCCTCAACAAGTTCTTTGACTAGCTCAGGGGTTACATCTACGAATGGTTTCATTCCCGTAAGAATACATAGCTTCAAATACTCTAACTGGTCAACCTCCACCTTGCTTAAGGCCCTAGCGTCTTTCTTTTTAAAGTGCGAGCAGGCAATGGGCGTCATTATATCAGAGATCTTTGCCTGTGCTTTAATCGCCCATAAGGTTGCACTTGTCGCTTCACCGCTTCGGGGTAAAACACGCTTTTGTTTTCTGGGCTGTGTGTCCCTAGAGAAGGGAGGACGACCCTCGTCGTTAATTGGCTCTGATCTTTCTTCTTCTTTTTCTACTTCCTCTTGGACTGGATTGGGACTTGGTGCCGCCTCCTCTTCTTTTTCCTGATGAGGGATACCAAGTCTATCAAAATACTCTTCCGTATCAACTATATCCTTAGTCATACCTATTTTGACTACATCATTCCTATGTTGAGGATTATGATAAGGACCAGCTTTCTTTGGAGCAGACGAATCGTTCATTCTTTCTCTCTCTTCTCTTCTTACCCTAACGCGTTCAATGGTGGGTATCTCTCTGAATCTTTCAAGAAGAGTTTCTTGAGATATAATGTCTCTGTCTGCAAGCTGGATAAGCAGGTTTTTCTGAGCGGCTTCATCCGATAGAACAATGGAATCAAAATGTATCTCAGCAGGAAACCTGAATCCCATAGCCTCTCTGACAAACTCTATTTCCTGTCTCCAGAACTGGGCAAGTATTTCTCTACCGTATTCAAGTCTTTCGATTAGGGTTTTTAGAGATACATAGTTATTTGTATATCCTCCGCTGGCAGATGCTCCCGTAAGAGTAGGAGGGATACCAAGGCCCGCATAGATGCTGGTCAAAACCGGCTGATACTTTTCTGACCCCAAGAACTTGTATACCTGAGATTGGCTTTCTGTAAAGCTAAGCTCTGGACCCCAAACCAAATCCATAGTGCCTCCACCAACATTACTAGCGAGTATGTCTCTAACCTTATTTAGGCCAGCCTTGGTTGGTACAATTTTTTGATCGAAATCACCAAGAGTCCACAGACGGACGCTCGATATTGCTCCATCAAGTGCAGCTAAGTCTGCGAGCTTCATTTTTTCCAGCATATTTATGTCATCAAGGATAGCATAAATCATAGGATTAGCCCAGAGAAGCCAGTCATCCTTTTTGTAGTGATAGAAAAATGTGCTGTTAGAATCTAACGGTATTCTGCGGTCATTATCTTTTATTCTTTTTTGCAGATCTGCCGGAAGAGTCTTAAAGCTGTTCTTGTTTTGTGTTGAGGACTTTAGTAGTGATTGATATGTGTATTTTGACAGGTTTAAATAAAACTCTGGTTTGCCAACAGCAAGCATCCCATGGTCCATAACGTCAATAGCGACAGGGTTGAGAAAGTCATACATCCAAGGCACTTCTCTTTTTTTGACCTTTTTTGTTTCTATGACAATATCAGCAGCAGCGGCACGCTTTAGGTGGGCCTCTTTTTTCTTGTCGAGCTTTGCGGTTCTTCTTTTTACTACAACATTTCCGGTTCTATAAAGATAGTTCAAAAATCTTTCAGATCTGTCCGTACCATTAACCTGATTAAACCATTTTCTGTAAAACTTCTCTATGCTTTTATTTGGATGTACAAGCACAAGACCCTGACTAGCAAAGTCGCTCATAAGATCAATAACGTTTCTTATAATTCCAACCCTATCATAAGCATTCATGCACATAGACATTATACGCTTTTGTTTGCTTGGAATGGCTTCGCCGGGTCTAAACGCATCATAATCAGATCGTCTAAAGCTAGGACGTACAGAGCGATTTGTTTCAACGTCTATATAGGTCTGCCTATTTCCGTTGTAACCATAATGAGCCTGAGAACGATAAACGGCACCGTCATATCCCTCTAAAGCATTGTCATCATATACTTTTCCCTTTTCAGCGTCACTGGCCCATGTTTGGAATAGAGGTTCGGACATTTATATTGTTCTCCGGCGATAGTATTGTCAATTATATTGCTGATTGTATTGATATACACAATCTAATATAGATTCTGTGTTTTTTCGGTAAACCAAGCTGGTCCACTAAAAAGCTTTTCATCAGAAGAGCCTGAAATATTATGGCCAGCAAACCCTCCAAAAGCACCATACTCAATAATTTGTTTCTCTACCGTTATATATCTAGCCGACATATTTGCCATTATTAATGAAGAATACCTGTCCTTTCTGAGTCTACTCTTTCTTCCCGCTCCGGTTTTCACCTCTGGAGTATCCCATCGTTCTCTTCCGGTCGATGTTTGGGTCATTACGATCATCGACAGTTCGTCCTTTAGCTCCTCTATCTCCATAACACAGTCTTCAAGAGTATCATATTTTCTTCCTGACATCTTGTCTGCTTCTAGGGCTATTCCTAAACTGGCAGAATCAAAATACGGAAACAAAACTATTTTATCTTCTAGGTCTTTTCTAAGCCCGTGATTCGCCTCAGCCAACCAAGTGGCCTTAGCAAATTGACACAGTCTGAGTATATGTAAGCCAGCATGGTCATCAGTGTCTTTAGGCTTCTCCTCTATAACTGGCCATATGGCAACCTCTCCTTCTGGTATCTTGTCTCTATCGTGCAACGCCTCCATGACGGCTATACCGCCTCCCTGTGCATCCAAGGCTATCTCTACACAAGGGAACACTTTCATGAGCTGACGTATCTTCTTCGCACAATACGAATAGAAATCGTCTTCGTCCACGATCTTTGACTTTAGCTTGTCTTTATGTTGCTGTCTAGTTGTTGTCCAACAGTGAACAACCCTTCTGTGGTCGGAATTCACCTCCATAACAACAATGCTAAAGTTATCAACTTCTGAAGCGGGGTCAACGCCAAATACATACTTTTTACCCGGTTCTCCTTTGAGACCCGCTTCAAACCAAACTTCTCCAGAGGGCAAAACGGCAGGAGTCGTGGGTGATGTAGTGCATGACTCTAATAGACTACGCTTAAAAAATCCCTGACTGTCTGTAGTAAATATTGCACCATATTCCATATTATATATGCCGTTATGAACCGTAGCTTTGGCTCTTGCTATTTGTCCTCCATCCATGAAACCGTCGGGAAGTTTGTCCACTGGCATCCTAATAACAGAATACTCTCTCCAGTCAAAGTCGTCTGGAACAGTTCCCCCAAAGACCTCAGAGAGTTTAGAAATATTTCCTCCGCTAGAAACTATAGAGTGATACCTCTTCCAGTATTCCGCAAAGTGATTGAAGTCATAATATGCAGTACCAGACAATATTATCTGGTTGGACTTATCTCCAGCACCCTTGTCTTCTTTTTTAGATACTGGTATACCGAGTTCTGCGGCCTTTTTCTCTCGTGCTTTTTGTTTTACTTTTTCTATTGGCGAAGAGGCAACCGCAGCAAAACCAGCAACAACGTTTTCAAAAATATCTCTGGGTATAGATGCAAATTCGTCCGCTATAATATCGTTAGCACGTTGGCCTCTAATCTTGCTACCATCGCCAAGAGGAAGGCATGTCACGGTACTTTGTCCTATATGCATAACACATCTGTCCACATCTCTTCGTGGACCGCTATTATTGGTACAAAGATCTCTAAGTACTGGAGCGTTTTTCCAAATTGTATCCATATACTCAAACAAAACCTTTGATTGCCTAAAGGCAGCACCAACGATAATTATTTTTCGCCTAGGCATAAACAAGGCACGGAGCAAAGGATAGACAGAGAGTATAAAAGACTTACCCATACCACGACTTCCTATGAGCATTGGAAACTTTCTGTTCCACATTTCATATAGAAGTAGGGCCTGAAACGGGGAGAGTTCTATGTTTAGAACATATTTACATACAAACGAGAAATACTCCGGACGCATCATTAACCAAGATAGTCTTTTAAGAAGTGCGTCGTTGTCAGATTCCTGCATGACGAAATCCATTGGATTGAAAAGGGTAGATTCATCTACATCTATACCAAGCCAAGCATCGTCTAAATTAAAGTCTTTGTTCATATTTTAGTCGATCTAGAAAATACCGAATCAGCGAAGCCATAGTAGACCGCGTCTTCAGCATTTAAATACCAGTCTCCGTCCTTCATCTTTCTTTTGATATAACTCTTAACTTTTGATAAAGAGTCCTGTCTGTCTTTGAAATAAGCACCACGTTTAACACACCTGTCCGCATATATATCAACCATAACCTGCATGTTAACCTTATCTATTGCTGCAAAGTTATGGGAACTGAGATAATCTCCCGATAGGTCTGTAGAGCCGTAGTGACACATGAATAAGCAATTAGGCATCAATACCCTTTTGTCTGAGGCCTGAAGTATTATGCTACTCATTGACTCAGCCTGAGCATACGATATTATGGTCGTCGGACATTTACAGGCTTTTATGATATCATATATAGCCATGCCTGAGTACCACTCTCCGCCAATACTATGCATATGTATGAGTATGGGCTCGTTGCTCTGTAGCTCTAGCAAACGCATGTTCTTCAAGAAATTTATAGACATTCTGTAGTCTACGCCGGGGTTTTCATCCGACTCTTTGTTATGTAGAAAGATTTCTCTGTTCTTTACATCTAGTCCATAGCTATGAATATCACTAATCCGGTCATCATACTTATTCATTTTTACCCCCATAGTTAGAAGGCCGATTCGTTGACATTTGATGCGTTATCCTTGTTCTCTGTATGAAACAGCTCATTAAGCCTTTTGAATATGCTGTTGCACACTAAGAACGAGTTTTTCTTGTCTCCACAAAATATTATTTTAGTGTCGTACCATATTTGAAATTCCATCAGGCATTTTAACAAGTACTTTCCTGTCACACGAACCTTTGATCTAGCCTTATGAGGGACTCTAGATCCCTCTGGATATTTTAAAACATCATCCATGTCGAACTCACAAATAAGAAAAGAAAACTGAAAGTCTTTCATTCTTTCCATTTCCTCTTGAAACGGCTTCTTCTTTCTCCCTAAGTTCATGGCTATCTCGGAAGCAGAGGCCTTTCTCTCTACGCACACTACGTCCTCAAATCCCTTTAAGGTGTAATCGCCGGTATGCAGCGTCCCAACCTCCATTCCGTCACATTTGTCATATGGAGAAAAAAACCATCCGTCCTGCTCTCGTGTGTCTTTTATTACTGTGTAATTATTCATTACAGATCAGTACTCTCGTCCTCTTCTTCTACAGGCTCAACGTCTAGCTCTACCTCGGCTTCTATTTTTGGCTCAGGTTTTGGTGCTGGAGCCGGTGCCACTTTTTTAGTGCTAATAATAATGATCTCTGGCACATCGTTATCCACAATTAAATCAAAGCCTAGCTCTAGTCTTCTTGTATATACGGCAGCAATAGCCTCTTGTTCGTCCCCGGTGTTTCCCGCGAAAGGAAAAGTAAGTCTTTGTCCCGGTTTAATACTCTCAACCGCAGCCACTACGTCTTCCTTTAGCTTGTCAGATGCACTTTTTCCGACTGGCTTGGGGGCCGAATCAAAATTAGAGAACCTGCTATCACTAGAGTCGTCTTTATCTTTTTTGAAAAAATTCATTTCTTGTTTCTCCTTACTTTTTCTGAGAAGTATGTTATATAATGTGATTCTTTTCCTGTTACTTCTTTGTGGCACTTATTACAGAGTGTTATGCCGTTGTCTACATCGTAACGCAAAGTGCTCGCAGAACTCCATTTCATTATGTGGTGTACATTAAGACGTACCCGCTTGCCCTTTATATTACACATTTGACAGGTAAAGTTATCCCTTTTTAGTACAGCAGATCTAAACCGCTTGTAAACCGGATCGCTGTAGTCTCGCCTTTTTGACATCGTAATCTACCATTCTAGTTGCTAAGTCTTTAAATGAAACCTTTCTAACCCATCCAAGCTTGTTTTCTGCCTTAGTGGGAATGCCAAGCAGGTAGTCAACCTCCGCAGCACGATAAAACTTGGGATCTATAACCACATGATCATCCCAGTCGCTTATGCCTATGTGACCAAAGGCTATATCCAGAAACTCCCTAACGCTATATGTCTCTCCTGTGGCCACCACGTAGTCATCAGGCTCATCTTGCTGTAACATGAGCCACATAGCCTCTACGTAGTCTGCGGCGTGTCCCCAGTCTCGTCTGGCGTCTAGGTTGCCGAGTCTAAGCTTGGGGAAAGACGTAAGAACTTCTCCTATTCCCCCATGAAGAGTATCATCGTCTCTTAGGGAAATATTGTCTGGGTCGCTTGAAATATCAAGAAACCCCTTATTGTTCTCTCTCCATGCCACAAACTCGCCCAGCCACTTGGTTATCTTTCTGGTAACGAAGTTTTCTCCACGTCTTTCAGATTCGTGATTAAACAAAATTCCGCAACTTCCATGAATACCATACCCTTCTCGATAGTTTCTAACTAGGTGATGGGCCGCTAGCTTGGCTATTGCATAAGGGCTCTGTGGAATAAATGGTGTGTTTTCATCTTGGTATTTTTTGTATTCGTATATGCCCTCGGCAGTTGGGTTGTCTACTACAACATGCCCCTTTTTATCTGTTACCAGAGACACATTTGCACTGGTGCTGTAGTTTTTGCCAAACATCTCACTACTACTAGCCTGATAAAACCTAATATCGTCTTTACGAGAGCTATATCTTATTGCCTCAAGTATATTTAGAACGCCTGCACCCGTTATGTCCCAAGTTAGGCTAGGTTGCTTAAAGCTAGTTCCAACATGAGACTGAGCCGCAAGATTGTATACCTCGTCAGGTTTTTCCTCTTGTATGATTTTGCAGACATTAAATCCATCTGTGATGTCGCCCTCTACTATGTTTATTTTTGGCAGGATGTGCTCAATTCTATTCAGGGTACTTACACTGACGCGACGAGTAACGCCCACTACGTCATATCCTTTTTCTAATAGGAGTTCTGCTAAATAGCTTCCGTCTTGTCCTGTTATTCCGAAAATGATTGCTTTTGTCATTTTTCCAGCTTCTCCTTAGTTATTCCTTTGTTGTCTAATGTATATAGGTGTGATGTTGTTCTTCCGCCTGCAAGCGTTTGGCCAAATAGCGTATCCTTAACCATGTGGGAAATAAACATATTTTCGTAAACATGTTCGGTTCGGCTTAGATAATTACAATACTCTATTGCGGCCCGAGTTCCCACACGCACTTTTTCGTCTCCCCAGTCATCGCAGATAAAGATAAACTCATCATCTAAAACCGGATAGTAGTAGCATAAAGACATGAAGTGATCGCCAAGATTATGTCCACCATCGTAAAAATACATATTAATAGGTTTCTTTATTTGCTCCAGAGGTATACCAAAACAGTCGCCATTATAAAACTCAAACTCAACTGTTTCTCCTTCTTCGTCTGGCTGCATCAAGTTAAGCATAACATCAAGGTCTAAATTAATTCTCTCCTTCGTTTCGCCATCTTCTACTACGTTCCCACCCTGACGCAGAGCGAACTCTGAGAAATTGTCACAAGCAAAAGCATACTCAACATTGTTTTTGTAAAGGGCGGAGTACAAACAAGCACCCTTCCATGTTCCAATCTGCATATAACGACACCCATCAAAGTCAGCCAGTATATTCAATAGGTTTCTGGCTCCCTCTTGTATCATTCCCTCCATAGATTTGGCTTTTTCGTTCAACTTGGATTGTCCAATCTTATATTTTTCTATGGACTCCTCGATGTGGTCCTCAAAAAATGTTCCAACTTTCCAATTCATCGTCTTTCTCATTTTATTTTTGTCCTAAATAAAGAGAAGTATTTCACTCCTCTGATAATGTTTCCGGAGTCAAGAACGGCTGGTCAACAGCACCGTCTTCATAGGTGTGGTATTCCGATAGTCGTTCTTTCTCGTTTTCCATAGCTAATCGCATCTTTTCCATGTCGATCCCGATTTGCGTGCGAAACGCTTCATCGGTCGCTATTTGTTTTACAAGTGCGGCAAATGTTTGTTTGCTGTCCTCGATTGCCTTGATTCGTTGCTCTCTGGTGCCCTTGAGATCCTTCAGCATCGTCGCCTTGCGAGCTTGGAGATCTTTATAGTCTTTAGATAGAGTCTCTAGTGAGGCCCGGAGAACAGCTACCTGACGCTCCAGTTGGATGATATAGTCCATGTCTCGTTGATCTTTATCCACCGCCTTTTCTTCTCGCACCAATGTTTCATAAGTGACAATTTGTGTCTGGTTCTCTTGTTGGCTCTTGAGAATACGGTTCATTAGGATTTCAAGCTTGATCGTGTCGATGATCTGCATTTCTTCTGTATGAAATACATCATCTTTAAACTGACTCCACATCTTCTTGAAGTGGAATTCAAACATCTCCAATTCTTCAGCAGCAAATTGGTGAATCAATTCGCGATAGTAAGGTTTAGATTTGAGTTCATTGGCTACAGCAGCTTCCTTTTTTTGTTTAGCTGAGAAACCAATGTTTCTAGAGATCCAGTCGTGGATGCCTTTTGGATCCCTGTCAAGAGTCTCAGCTATCTCTTCTGGAGAAAGAACCTCGGCGTTCGCCTCGATAAAAGCCATATCCTCTTTAGATAATCTACCCTTCTTCATCATAGTCTCCGTTGATAATCTTTTCTATAGTTTCTATCACTATGGCCTTGCGGCCTTTAGGCAAAGGAGAGTTTGATTGCAATTTTAAATAGTCTCTACGTAGATGTGCTGGGAGCTTTTTGTCTATTAGGTCTAGGGTCTCCTGCATCTGTGCATTACTAGAGGACTGTTCGTGGGTGTATACTCCATATATCGAGTCAATATCTATGGGCTCAAGTAAATTCTTCTTTCTGTCCTGTATCTTCTGGGCAGCAGTACCATAATCTAATCTGTAATAGTTATCTCGTTTAAATGTCTTCAAGCGATTATTTATATGGGTGTACATGAAGTTCTCTAGGGGACGATTCTGGTCATATTTAGCTAGTCCTGCTATTCCTATCAAAAAAGCTTCTTGTTCTATGTCCTCTGCTTCGTATGAGGCAAAGGTGTATTTAGGGGCCAGTCTACGGGCGATCTTCGTGATTACCTCTACGGCATGTTCCTCATCAATGCCTTCTGGAATGTTCATTCTGTTTTCTAAGCTCCTCTGTTCTGTCTAGCTTCTTTATTTCGGCCAGATCTATCATTTCCTGTTCTTCCTCTGTGATACCAGCAACACTAGCGGTCATATCAAATGCGGGTGGTATAATTGGATCCTCTATGTTTTGGGCAAGCTGAGCTTCAATCTCCTCTTGCAGCGTGCCGGTGCTCTTTGTATTCAAAAGCGACTTCAGGCGTTTCTCTTGTTCTTTATTAGGCATTTTCTGTTCCTCCTTCATATTATAGTGGCTATATACGGGGTATACACACTTTAGCCGCGAAAAGACACAATAATAAGCGAGTCGGTGCGGTTTAGGTAAGACATTTATAAATATTTTTGGTCAATTTCGTTCAAACCACCCACCCAAAAAGGAAATTGTACCGCGTCTGGGTTTTTGAACAAATAACTAGGGGGTAAGAAAAAAGATGATAATTTTATGGTTTTTTGGCTAAAGGGTATTGACTTTTCTGCCGATCTATGTATAATAGAGACATAACAAGTTAACAACACTAACGAGAATTAAAATGCTTTTTACTTTTATCTACGCTGTCATCCTTATCGCTGGTTGTTTTTATTTCGAGAATAATTAAAAATAATTAAAGATTGTTCTTGACAACAGCCGATATATATAATATACTTAAGACATAACAAACAACAAAGGTAATAATAATGAAAAGATTTGACGTTAAAGCAATCGACCCACGTAATGGCCGCCCTTGTACTTTCCTCAGTGTTAGCCGTGACCAATTACGGCAAAACGATAGTGGCGAAACAGTGTTTCGCTTTAACGATTACTATGATAGCTGTGAGGTTATCAGTGTGGCGGAAGTACCACAGTCTAAGATGGATGCAATGGCCGCATACTTCGAGCGGTACGGTACAGCTAACGAGTAAACTTTTACGTAAGTCGTTTGACAGTAAGGACTTACGAAGGCTGGCCCTGCCCGGCAAAATAATTTCCTGTTTTTTTATTATTTAGTTAAGATTGTGCTTGACAAGTGACGATATATATGATATACTTAGGGCATAACAAACAAAGGTAATAACATGATTCAAATGACTTTCACAAACGACAACGGCAGAACCATCAGCATCATTACAGACAAGCGGGACATTCCCGCACACGTTGAGCGGATGGACGAGAAAGAATTTTTCTGGACAAAATCAGAAATTCTCTCAAGTTAGGTATTGACAAACGCCGATACTTATGGTATAATAAGATCATAGAAAGTTAAACGAAAGGTTACAACATGACACGCAACGAAGCTAAACTGAAACTGTTCACGACTAACCGACAAATTGAAGCGAAAG